ACGACGGCGGCGGTGACGACCTCGACGGCGGGGACTTCGGCGGCTACGACGACCTCTGAAGCAAAACCTAACGTAGTCGCACTCACATTGTCGACCGGCTGTTTGCTACATTTTCACTGATGGGCATTTCCCTGCGACCGCAGCACCTGAAGCGGTACCGCGACCTCGCATGGCTCGTTGCCAAGTACGGGAGGCCGGACCTGGTCAAGGAGATCGGGCTCGAGGACGCGATCGGCGACAAGGGCCCGGCGACCCACCAGGTCACCCCCGAGGGGGAGGCGCTGGCGGCCGACCTGGAGCGCCTTGGCCCCACCTACATCAAGCTCGGGCAGCTCCTCTCCACCCGCTCCGACCTCCTCCCGGATCGCTACCTGGAAGCCCTGACCCGCCTCCAGGACAATGTCGAGCCGATCCCCTTCGAGCAACTCGATCTCGGCAATAGCGTCGATGGTTGCCTCACGCCGCAAGAGTTCTTCACTCTTGGATCGCTGGTGAAAGACTGATGAGCGTCGCGCGCGCCCAGCCTAAGGATGCCAAGGCGCGCGCGTCACTCCTCGCCGAGCTTCCCGACGACGTGCGGCAGCTCGTTGAGCCCCACATGGACCCGGGCCCAGAGACGCTTGCATCGATCTCTGTGGCGATCGCGCATCGACGCGACGAGGCTAAGACGGCACGCACCTCCAGCGGTGTTGAGCAGACGTGGAAGGAGTGCGAGGAGGCGTATGTCGGTGTTGACGACGCAAACCGCGCGGAGTTCCAGGACGCAAAGTGGTCCAAACCGATGAGCATGGACGGGCCCGTTACGACGGGCCGCGCGCCACGGCAGAACGATCACAAGTCCACCGCATACGTTCGTCTCACCGCGCGCTATGTCGACGCCGGAGCGGCCAAGCTTGCCGAGATCTTGCTCCCCGCCGACGACAAGGCCTTCTCCATACGCGAGACGCCTGTGCCGGAGCTGATCAAGGCGAAGGACGACAACACGCAAGTGGTTCATGACGGTCTCGGCAACGCTCCGCTCACGCGGCCAGCGCGGCCCGACGAGCTGTCGCAAATGGCGCCTTCACCCCCCTCCACTGCGCCAGGTCCTGTCCCGCCCCCACCGGCAGGCGGACCAGCGACGGCCGCTGCCCCGGCGGTTGGAGCGGTCCTTCCTGCCGGGGCTGCTGGCGCTCCTGCCTCACCACCACAGCACGTACCCCTGACCGTTAAGGACCTCGCCGAGGAGGCGATCGAGATGGCGCGCGCCAAGGCCAAGAAGGCCGAGGAGCGCATCTACAATTGGATGGTCGACTGTCAGTACACGGCAGAAATGCGCAAGGTGATTTTCGACGCCGCGCGCATCGGCGTCGGCGTCCTCAAAGGGCCGTTCCCCAAGGCTTCGCGCGGCATGGCGGTGACCAAGGGTCCTGACGGGGCCATCGCGCTGGACATCAAGGAGAGCATTGCGCCTGCGACCAAGTGGGTTGACCCATGGAATGTCTTCCCCGATCCGGCATGCGGCGAGAACATTCACGAAGGTGATTACATCTTCGAGAGGGATTACATCTCCGAACGCCAGTTGCGCGGGCTCAAGAAGGTGCCCGGCTACATCGAAGCCGCGATCGATGGTGTGATTGCTGAAGGCCCCAACAAGGCCAACGTGAACAGCGACGTCGGTGAGGCAGATGCGAGCAAGGCCAGCCGCAAGAACCGCTACGAGATTTGGTACTACTACGGCACGCTGACCCGTGATGAGATGAGCAGCATCAGCACCGCTGCGGGCGCGACAGCTGATTTGCCGAGTGCCCAGACGTCCGTCTACGCCATCGTCACAATGGTCAACGACAAGATCATTCGTGCCACGATAAACCCCCTCGACTCGGGCTCTTTTCCCTACCACTCCGTTCCTTGGCAACGCCGAGCGGGGCATTGGGCTGGCATTGGTGTCGCAGAGCAGAGCCGCATGCCGCAAAAGACGCTCAACGCTGCGACAAGGGCCATGCTCAACAATGCCGGCAAGTCCGCTGGTAGCATGATCGTCCTGGACCAAGCGGCCATTGTCCCCGCTGACGGCAGTTGGGTCATGACGCCGGACAAGATCTGGTACAAAGTCTCAGATAGCGAAGGTAGCGACGTTCGCCAGGCGATGACGGCCATCGAGATACCGAATGTCACCGAACCCCTGATGAAGATCGTCAACTACGCTTTGCAGCTGGCGGAGGAGTCGACGTCGATCCCCCTCATCACGCAGGGCCAGTCAGGTGCCACAACGCCAGACACCTTCGGCGCCGCGCAGTTACAGAACAACAACGCCAACCAGCTCCTGCGTTCGATCGGCTACGCCTTTGACGACTACATCACTGAGCCTGTGGTGCGGCAATTCTACGAGTGGCTGCTCCTCGACCCTGAGGTGCCTGACGATGAGAAGGGTGAGTTCGTTATCAACGCCCACGGCTCCGTCGCGCTGGTCGAGCGGGCCATACAGGATCAGACGATCGCCCAGATGGCAGCGATGGTTATGCAGCCAGCATACGGCATCGACCCTAAGAAGTGGGCCAAGATGTTCTTGAAGTCCAAGCGCCTCGACCCCGCCGAGGTGCAGTACACCGAGGAGGAGCAGGCCAAGCTCGACGCGACGCCGCCCCCGCCAGCGCCAGCCGTGCAGGTCGCGCAGATCGTGGCCCAGACAGAGGCTCAGAAGCTTGCCGCCGCGCAGACATCTGCGCAGCGCAGCGACACCAATGAACGTGAGATCGCGCAAGCTGCGCAGGTCCTCGAGGGTAAGAAGATCGAGACGGCGCAGCACGCCACGCTGACCGAAGCCACGGTCAAGCTGCACGAGCTGCAGACGCGCCACGACCTCGCGCTGCTCGACTATGCCAACAAGCACCGTATCTCCCTGGACGCCGCCAAGGCGGCACTTGCCAAGACGGCGATGACCATCAATGCGGAGAAGGAGTTGAACGCGGCCAATGCGGCCGTCGACCTCCACAAACACCACAACCCCAGCCCCAAGCCGGTGATGAAGCCGGCAGCGCAAGCACCCGGCCGGGCGGGCAACGGCCGCGCGTTTAGCCAGTCGGGGCCAGCGCAATGATGGAGAACACATTCACCCTTAGCGAAGGCGAACGCAGACACCCCTTGTGGATCAAGCTGCAGAGCCATTTCGAGAAGCAGGTCTCGAACCTGCACGGAAAGCTCGAGGGGACTGAGTTGACAGAACAGGCGACTGCGGTCATCCGTGGTCGGATCAAATGTCTTAAGGCACTCATCGCCTTGGGCCAAGACCCGCCTATGACGGGATAAGTGCAGCTTCACGGTTGACGCGATGCTGAATGTAAGGAGAGCCAGAAGTGGCTTACAAAGACGAGAAGCAGGCAGACCTAGACCTCGAGTCGGGGTTCAATGCGGCAGAAGACGAAGCACCGGCCATTAAGCCGGCGGTCGTCGCACCTGCAGCTGTTGAGCTGACGCCCGCAGTCGAAGCGCCGAAGTTCGTCCAGATGACCCAAGAGCAATTCGACGCCTTCCAGGCGGCCGCCGGCAAGACGGCCACGATGGAAACGCAGATGTCGAAGGTCTTCGGTACATTGGGTGACGTGCAGCAACACGTTCGCAGGCTCCAGTCTGAGCCACTGAAGAGCATCGCTGTCGAACTACCGGCAGATGTTGTCTCTGAGATGGAAGCAGACTTCCCCGAGCTTGCAGGCCACTTTCGTAAAGGTCTTGAGAAGGCGCTCAAGGGCATTACCGGAACAGCGACGACTTCTGCCGCCGCACCGATCGTGGATCCTGAAGCGACACGCAAGATTGCTAGGGAGATTGCAGTCAGGCACGAAGAAGAGGCGCTTGAAGATGCACATCCTACATGGCGCGCCATTGTTGGCGTTCCCGGCAGCGAGAACACCAACGAGTTTCGCCAGTGGCTCGGCAAACAAGATGTGGCGTATCAGAATAAAATCAACCAGACGAACTCATCCCTCGTCATCGGCAGGGCCATCGACAAGTTCCTCGCCAAGAAGGTTGAGCCCAATCGACCGGCTCCGAAGGTAGCGGCCCAGACAGACCGCATCCGCGCAGCTATCCAACCCAGAGGTGACGGTGGACAACCGGCGCCTGCAAACAACGCCGACGACGACTTCCGCGCAGGATTCGCGACCGGCTAACAGGAGACTACGTAAATGGCAGTTCAAAATTTCTCCCTCACTCCCGGCAGAATTAACAAGTTCAAGGGCCAAATCCTTGCGCATGCCGTGCCGATGGAGTGCTTGGGCCGCACGGGTCGTCAGATCCCGATGCCCAAGAACAATTCCGACACCTACGTCGCTCGTCGCTGGCTGCCTTACGGCGCCACCGCGACCTCGGCGTCGACCCAGAACCAGTTCTTCCAGAACGGTACCGGCGACCGCGGCAACGTGATCGTGCAGGCGCACCAGGTTCAGGAAGGTGTCACGCCGGCGCCGGACAGCATCGTGCCGCTCGATATCACCGTTGTGATGCAGCAGTACTCGTGCCTGTACGGGTTCACCGACAAGACCTACGACCTCTACGAAGACGACATCCCCAAGGCGATGATCGAGCAAGTCGGCGAGCGCATGACGTTCGTCAACGAGATGATCATCTATGGCGCGCTTCGTGCTTGCACCAATCAGTACTTCGGCGGAACGGGCACCACGATTGCCACGACCAACGGCGCGCTGACGTTGGGTCTGGTCCGTAAGATCGCCAAGAACCTGCAGGCCAATCACGGCAAGCCGGTCAACAAGGTGCTCAAGCCGTCGGCCGACTACGGCACGGACGCTGTTGCAGAAGGCTACACGGTCTACTGCCACACCGATCTCGAGCCAGATATCCGTGACCTTCCGAACTTCACACCGGCCGAGAAGTACGCATCGGGCAAGCCGATACCGGGCGAGATCGGCAAGTGCGAACGCTTCCGCTTCATCACAACGCCGGACCTTCCGTCGATCCAAGACGGTGGCGCTGCGATTGGCGCGACTGGTTTGTACTCGACCACCGGCACCAGCATCGACGTCTACCCGTTCATCGTGACGGCGCAGGATGCTTGGGGTCAGATCGCGGTACGTGGCAAGGACGCTCTCAATCCGACGTTCCTTCCTCCCGGCGACAAGACCAAATCCGATCCGCTTGGCCAGCGTGGCTATGCCGGTACGATCTGGTGGAAGGCCGTGATGATCGAGAATCAAGGCTGGATGTCAGTTGGCTTTGTCGGCTCGAAGGTCCTCTCCTAATAACAACTCTTAAGGGAGAACCATCATGCTCGACACAATGACTAGGTACTTGGCGGGGCTTGCGGCAGGTTCTGACCGCAAGTTTCTCCGCTTCGTGCTTGAACCGTTGGTCGATCGGTACACGTCGCAGGCTCTTGCTACCGCGGGGCTGGTTATCACCAGCGGCGGCAGCACGACTGCGAAGACCGGCTCGACGGCGTTCGTCGGCGTTGCAGGCGGCACCCCCGTCTCCATCGCCGCCAGTACCAACATGCCCGCGCTTGTGGGAACGATTACCGCCGGCAGCTTCAATGTCTTCTGCTTCTTCGTCGACTCGGCTTCGGTCGTGACGGTGGCGATGGGCACGGAGGGCACGACGCTTGCCAAGGTGAAGTTCCCAGCGTTCCCGCTGAAGAAGGCGCTCGTAGGTTTCCTTGTGGTCACCTACGCCAGCACCTTCACCGGCGGATCGACGGCGCTCGACACTGCAACCACCATCTACGTCAGTCCGCTTGGGGCCTTTGATCCCAGCGTGCTGGTCTAAGGAGAACTACTATGGACAATCAATCTGCTGCACCTCTTACCCTGTGCCTTATCGACGTTCAGCTCACCGCGTCTGGTGCGGCCACGACCGTCGGCAGCACTGGCACCATGCACTACGCCATTCGCGGCAAGGCCTACACCCTTGCCGCGCTGTCTTCGACGGCGACGCCGACGACAGACTGGGCCACCGGCGCGGCGTTCACCGCGCTGGCCAAGAACAATGGCACGGTGTTCCTGTTCGGTGTCGACTCCACCGGCACGTTGCGTGTTGTTCAGGGCACTGTTGTGCCTTTGGATGGCATCGTCAGCTCCAACAAGTTCATTAATGCGCCGCAGTTCGGCGGACTTGGACCGTCTGGATCGGGCTCGACCGACAACGACTTCTGTCCGATCGCGTACATGACTGTTGCGAACGGTACGACGGGGTCGAATTGGACCTTCGGGACGAGCAACTGGAACGCGACGGGCATCACCACCGCGATCCAGAACGTCATCGGAATGCCTGACCGCCCTCAAACGGCATAGCCTTATTGACTGCTTGGGGCGGCGCTTCGGCGTCGCCCCAAGTACTACTGACGGCAGCATCCGCTGTCGCCACGCATACCGCGCTGTGAAGCACGGTTGACCCAAGATGGAGACGCTCAATGGCACGTCGTGCCCTGCACTCAAGTGATATTCAGATCGAGCAGAAGGACGTCATCTCCGACGACCCGCAGGAGCGGGAGCCGGAGATCGTTGTTGCGCAGCAGCTGCCCAACAAGGACTACCTCAACGAACTCGCCTTCAACGAGGAACCGGTAACAATCCGCCTCGAGCCGAGCACGGACAAGAATGCCGCGACACGTTTTCCCGTGTGGGTCAACGGCAAGGGCGGTGAGATGTTCCAGAACGGCCAATGGCAGGAGATCGGTTACTTCCCTGTCGGTGTGAACTTCATAACCAAGCGCAAGTACCTCGCCGTGATTGTCGGCGCCAAGGTCGACACGCTGCACACAGAGGTGCGCGAGTCTGAGAGTGAGACGCCAAATAACGTCATCCAGCGCTTCACCAGCGCGGTACACTCCTTCAGCGTCATCGAGGACAAGAACCCCCGCGGTGCTGCGTGGATCACTGAACTCCGCCGCAGGAATTTCTGATGAATTATCTCCAACTCGGCCAGCGCATGGTTGCTGAGTGCGGCGTAAGCGGCACGCTGTCGACTATGTCTGGCCAGGTTGGTAGTTTAGCGCGTATCGTCAACTGGATTGGTACGGCGTGGGAAGCGCTTCAGACAGAGCACGATGACTGGGGCTTCATGCGCGCATCGAACCTGCTGGGTTCGGGTGTGTCGTTCACCACTGTGGCCGGCACGGCGTACTACACGTTAGGCATAGGTGCGGGCACCGTCGGCGTCACAGCCAACAACTTCGGCAAGTGGGATCGGGAGACTTTTCGCAATTACACGACGACGGTCGGCACGAGTAACGAGATGTTTCTCGACTGGGTCCCCTACGACACCTGGCGCGACGCATACATGCTCGGCGCGATGCGTTCGGTGCAGACGCGGCCGGTCGCCTTCGCGATCGGCCCCGACAATTCGATCTGTTTGGGGCCGCCACCCAATGCGCTGTACACCATTACCGGCGATTACTTCGTCGCGCCGACGGCTATGTCGAGTGACACCGACACACCAACCGGTCTCCCCGTCCGCTTCCACATGGCGATCGTTTACAAGGCGATGCAGTACTACGGGTCCTACGAAGCAGCGCCGGAGGTGCTACAGAGGGGCCAGACCAGTTACATGATGCTGAAGCGCCGTCTCGAGGCTCTGCGCGCGCCGGAGATATCGTTCGCGGGGTCTCTGTAATGAGCGCCGCAATGGGGAAGATGCCCCCCGTCAGGTACTCCACCACTCGTCTTGGCGGTGGTGTGGCGCCCTCGGGTGCCGCGTATCCCGGCGGTCTCGACCTCACCACGCCGAGCCTCGCTCTCCAGACGGGCGCACTGCGTGACTGTTTGAATTACGAATGCGCGCAGTCTGGCGGCTACTCCCGCATCGACGGCTACGAACGGTACGACGGCCATGCTGCGCCGAGCGCAGCGACGTACAAGCTTGTGCAGTTCACGTCATTCAACAGTGTGCCGACTGTTGGGCAGATCGCAACGCAGGCCATTAGCGGCGCCGTGGGCGCAATTATCGCGGTCAATAATGTCGCTAGCGCGTATTACATCGTCGTCACGAACATCTTCGGCGTCTTTGACGCCGCCAATCAGGTAACTGTTAACGACGGTTCGCTGACCGTCACAGCGGCCAACCCCCAGACCGTCACAACGTCGCTGACGATCGGCAACACGATCATCGGCACGGCTACGGCTACAACGATCGGCGTGTCGTCACTGCTCAATGCGCAGTACTTGGCCGCAGCCGCCGACGTGTACCGCGCCTTTATCGCTGCAGTGCCTGGATCTGGCGCCATCCTCGGCGTCGTCGGCATGACTTTTAATGGTGTCGACAACGTCTACGCCTTCAGAGCAGACCCAACAGGTACGACGGTCAACATTTACAAGTCCTCGGCCACAGGTTGGAAGATCGTGACGCTGTACAACACGATCAACTTCACCAACGGCAGCGTCACGCCAATGGATGGCGACATCCTCACACAGGGCGGTGTTACGGCGGCTGTGCAGCGCGTGATGTGGCAGTCGGGGTCTTATGGCGGGGCTACAGCCGCGGGCGTTCTGGTTGTCCTGAACCCCACAGGCGGCGCCTTTGCTGCCGGCGCTGCTACGACAAGTAGTGGTGGTGTCATCACGCTGTCCGGCCCGTCGGCGCCCATCTCGCTTACGCCTGGTGGTAAGTTTGAGTTCGTCAAGAGTAATTTCGCGGGGCAGTTGGTGACCCGTCGCATTTACGGCTGCGACGGTGTCAACAAGGCCTTTGAGTTCGATGGTGTGACCTTCGCACCAATCACAACGGGCTTGTCGCCCGATGCGCCGAGCCATCTGACCTACCACAAGAACTTCCTCTTCATCTCCTCGGGTAGTTCGTTGCTGTACTGCGGCGCGGGGACGCCCTTTAAGTGGGGCGCCATTGATGGCGGCGGCCAGATCGCCACAGGCGACATCATCACGGGCATGATCACGATGCCCGGCAGTCCGACGACAGCAACGCTTGCCGTCTACATGCGGACCAACACCGCATTGCTGTACGGTACGAGCCCGACCGACTTCAACTTCACCATCCTGAACACGGGCAATGGCGCCGTGTCGTATAGCGCGCAAAACCTCTTCGATAACTTCGTCTTCGACGACCCCGGTGTCGTCACGCTGCGTTCAACGCTCAACTTTGGCAACTTCCAGCCGAACATGTTGACGAAGAATATCCAGCCCTTCATTGACCAAGAGCGCAGCCTTCTGACGTCGTCGACGATCTCGAGACAGAAGAGCCAGTACAGGGTCTTCTT